GAGATCTGTTGGGCAACCGCCTAACTGCGCCCAACGCAGATAGTCCAACATTGGACTATCTTGAAGGGGAGGAAATACCCCTCCGGTTGGCGAAGCTGAGCGATCTCGCGACCAGCCTGGAGCCACTGGGAATCACTCTCAACATTCTTCAGCATGCCGCCAAAGATCCCGATTCCGGCTTCCCGTCCGTACAGGGTGGAACGCAATTCTCAGGCTATACATACGATGTTGAAGCAGTTAAGATGTGGACTAGAACACGTCATGCGCAGATTGCGGCCAGGAGGGGTAAGTGACGTACTCAATATTGGCATACGCCAATACAATAGCGCTTGCGCGTACACGCGCGAAGACGACTGGCGAGCGTTACGCAGTTGTCGGTTCTCGCTTTGGTGGGAGATGGCGTTACTACGCAGTTCGCGCGAGTAGCGAGGCATGGCGCAATCGAGCGTCTCTACCGGGCCGACAGTCTCATGGCTAAGCGACGGAAGCGTTGGCCGAAGGATGCCGGCTGCTACTTCTTCACCACGCGCAAGCCGGGGGCATTCTTCGGATGGCCAATCATCGGCCGACACGTCGGCTACGTGGGCGAGGGGTACAACCGCGCTCTCCGCGAGGAGGAGCACTTGAACGGGAGTATCCGATTTACCGCTAAGCCGAAGGATTGGAACGACTTGGAGCCGCGGTTCCATCGGCTCCCGCGGTGGTGGACTCACGTCCGATGGTGGCGCAAAGCTCAAGAGACACTGTGGATATGGCTACTCTGCCCGGTGTACAACCGGGCGAAGCAACCACCGTACAACGTGCGTCGAGTCAACGGGCGAAGCGCGCAATTCCAGCGGATGCTCCGGGACAACCTCGGACTGTGGTACAAGATCCCACGCGCCATCATGCGATGGGGAACTCTGGCAACGATCGGGGGGTTGACAATATGGATCGCGAGATGACATGGCGTTCACGTACGGGGCCACTCCCCGGCGGCGGACCATGGATGATCCTCGAAGACTGCCCGGCGCAACTACACAACACGGTGCACTCGGCTAAAGGTCGCGATAGCGCAAGGGCAAAATGCATCTGCCCGCGGGCACGTGCTGCGTTGTATGACCACCAGCGAGCAGAACAGGTCCGCAACCGGGCGCGTGATGCCAAGCGCCGCGCCGAACGCCGTGCAGCGATAAAACTCAAGGAGGGGCAACCGCTGAAGCAGGAGCCCGGCTACCTGCACAACGTGCGACACGGTACTCCTCGGCTGAACCTGATGGCCGGTACGTGCCGGACTCCCCGTGGACTTAAACTCATGGACTCCATGATCGGTGTAAAGCGAGCCGCGGGCAGAGCGGAGCAAGTCAGAGAGATGTGCAAGCGTTGTCCAGTCTTCGATATGTGTCATAACTGGGTGATGACTGCGGAAACGCCCGGTGGTTCATGGGGTGGATGGTATGCCGGCATGAGCCCGCGCGAACGTGAGAACATCTGGCTCAAAGAGGAGAAGGCGCGATGAACTACATCGCCTCAACCGATATCAACGCTACTCCACACGTGACGGCGCAATGGACTGACGATCAGCTTGAGGAAATCACCGTTAACAACCTGGACGGACCGCTAACTTGGATACAGTTTGCGTCTGCATGGTGGATTGCCCAGGATCTAAAGAGCCAGCGCGAAGAGTGCGTTCTTCGTAGTGGTTCGATATGAGCGGCCAGGAGCTGACGCCGTGGGAACGGGCGCGCGCGGAGATCCTCGCAGATCGACCACTTCTGCCCGGAGAGCAGTTGGTCTATCACCGCAACCCGCATGAGTTGCGCGCATGGCTGGCGAAGGCAGTCCGCCGTGGCGATGTGGCACGGACCGGCAGGATGGGGTCCTCGGCTACCGGCGCGTGGGTGGTGATCATTCCGTTGAGAGAGCCGCGCCGAAAGTGGCCATGGTGGATGGGACTAGCCACGGTAGTCCTCGGCTACATCGCCGCGTGGGGGTTCCTTCTGGCCGCCCACTGGCGTGCATTGGTTGCTGTGAGTGTGGCCAGTTGGGTTGGCTACTGGCTGCTCACACGGGTCAATCATCAGGGTGCGTGTCCCGGCTTGCACTGTCGGGGATGTCGTAGATGATTCGCTTTCTGTTCGTCTTAGTCGTATTGTCCAGCATGCTGGTCGGATGGGCGTGGTTTACGGGAGGGCATCGACCGCGGTTACCGAAGATGCGCCGTGGCCGGAGACGCAGATAGGGATAATGATGATCTTCAAACGTAAGACTGAGGAGGCAGTAATGTCCGATGTTTCTACGGAGAATCTGGAGCTACGGCCGGCGTGCCCGGCATGCTTCGGAACGGGGAGAGTGTTGACGGTCAACGATCTACTACGGCAGTCTCTGCAACTGCTCGGCCAGGACGATGCCGTACACCAGAAGGTAGTGGCCACGTTCTATCGTGATCTGCTCGCGGACGCACCTGATCTTGCGCCGTTGTTCCCGGATGATCTAACAGATCCGGTATCGGACGGGCCGGGCAAGGTTCAGCGGGATCGCCTCCTGGCCGCCCTGATCGCGCTCGGGCAGAGCTACGACCCAAATAAGATCGAGACGATGGGCATCCTCGATACTCACCTCGCCACGTTCGGTCGCTCACACGCTGCTTTCCGCCGTCCGGACGGCACTGTGCGCGGCGCCTCGATCCTGGAATACACGGCGGTATGGGAGTCTCTTGCCGGCGTACTGGAGGAGCTTTCAGGATGGGAGCCGCGATTCACCACGGCGTGGCAGGAAGCTTACGAGTACGCCGCCGCGCGGATGATCGCCGCTCAGGTGGCGACTGAGCCTGGCGCGTTCGGCCGGTTTCCTAGGGAATCCCGTGGATCCGCGTAAGTGCAGCTCCGGGAAGAATTGGCACGAACAGGAGTGGATGGCGCGCCTCGCGTTGCTACGTAGCTCGATGGAGCCCGCGCCAGACGGTAGCCCACCCATGCAGAGCTACTACCTCTGTACTGAGTGCAATCATTTTCATCTGAGCAGTAAGCCGGTCATCCCACGCTTCACGCCAGGATCCAACTGGAATCCTGGAAAAGATTTGGCATCAGGGCAGTCCAGACGCTAACCTTCTGATAAGCTGCACTGGACAGCATGGCAAACAACAGGAGGCAATCAGTGAAGAACGTCGGAGAGTCGATCACCCCGGCCCGCGGTAAGTACCGCGGCTTGTCGGTCGCCATCCTCGCGGTGGACCCGAACGAGGAGAAGTACGTCGGCACGCTCGCGGACGGTACCATCGTCGTTATCAACGACAAGAACGTCCGGTCCAGCGACAACGCGCGGATCCCGCTCGGCGTGATCGTGGACGCGCTGGTCGACGTGCGCGGACAGGTGGGCATCTCGCACAAAGCCATCGACAAGGTGGCGGAGGCGCTCGGCGTCACCGTGCAGCTCCAGGAGGCGCTCGCGGAGCCCGCCGAGGCCGGCGAGAAAGAGCCAGTCGCGGTCGCCTGAGTAATCCGCCGGCCCGATGAAAGCGGCACCCCTCATTCGAGAGGTGCCGCTTCGCCGTTTCAACACGACCCTTGGGTGTTGCGGGTTACGCGACCCTTGGATGTTGCGGGTTACGCGACCCTTGGGTGTTGCGGGTTACGCGGCGCGCGCCCACCCGTGGATGTCCCACCCAGTCACGAGCTTGCTCGCGTTGGTCACGAGCTGGCGCGTCGCACCACACGTGCTGGCGGCGTACACGTAGAACGACTTGCCCGAGGACAGGTAGTTGCCCCACACCCGGCGCCACGTGTTGTCCGGAGAGGTCAGCGCGTGGCAGGCGTTGATGGTCTGACCAGACCACAGCTGCGACCAGGCCGAGTTGCAGCCGGTGACCGCAGCGCCGTCCGGGCACTGCTCCTTCCACACCTGGAGCGAACTCGCGGCAGGGGTGCCCTCAGCGGCCGGAGCGCACGAGCCCTTGACGCCGATAGCCTCGCCAACTGAGTTGTAGCCTTCGCCACCGACTCGAATGTAGGTGCTTGACGGTTGGGTGTAAGCCCAGATGCTCGGCGTTGAGGTGGTGCCCTGCGTGAAGGTTGGGGATGCCGTGCTGTTGGTCAGCGTGTATTGATCGATGTTGGTACTCGACGCAGTACCCGCGTGACCACCGCTACCCATGTCCGAACAGCTTTCGTTGTTCTCGACTGCCACTTCACCAAACGCCTGAACGACTTCAACCTTGGTGAAGTTACCGCTCCACGTCGAGTCCGGGAACGCACCGACATAATTGCCATTGTACTTCGCCCACCAGGCTGTACCGATGTGCTGCCATTCGAACGTTTTAGCTGTACCCACGTCACCTTGGATTGAGTCACCAGCACATGGGGAGCAGCCAACAGCGTTTGCGTAGCCATTCCCACCGTTGTAACTGCCAGGTACGTTGTTGACCCACGAGAACACAAACAGGTGCGCGAGCCCGTCACCGTTCACTACGCCATTATCGGTCAGGGTGCCGATTTCGACGATGTTGCGTAGACCGCTGATTGGGTCGGTTGCCTGAATTGCCAGCTCGACAATCGAGTGACTGTCGTTCTGAATCGCGCTCGCCAGGAAGGGATTGCTCACCGTCGCTCGCACGCTAGCACCGTCTGCATAGTCCGCCGGAGCAAGTGCCTGTGCTCCCGTGGCGTACTTCAGGCAGCCTCCGCACGATGTGAGACTATCCGGTGAAACAACGCTTGGCTGACCTTTAACAGCCCTTACGCCGGTCGGTTTGACCGATTGAAGATGCGGAACGGGAAGAGGTTTCGGTGCCGGCGTGGGGTCGGCCATAGCCGTGCCCGGCGTGACCAGGATGACGGCCAGAAGGAGGAGGCTCGCACAGAACGCGCGGATCTTAGACACGGGGCATCCTCTTCTCCAGCCACACGCGCACGGCGTCGATGGTGGAAGGGCTGAGATCGGCGGGGGAGGACTTGCGGACGTAGCCGGCCACCCACGTGCCCGCGGAGAGTAGGAAGCTGTAGGCAGGTACCTCCAGCCAGTCCGGCAGGGCGTGAACGTAGTCAGTTGCCGTGGTACCGAGAAACGTGGTGGCGGTCAGGGAGAGGACGAACGTGGTCCAAGCCGCAGCCCTCACCTTCAGTTCGGTCTTGCCTTTTGCCGGTGTTGCCGGGAGTGTAGCCATTTCGTGAAGCCTCCTAATGTGATGAGCAACCGAGATCTCGGCTGAGATCCCGCATTGCCGCGAATGCCTTCTGTCCCCGTTCGGTGGTCGGAGGTGGAGCGTCGGTCGGAGTACTTGCGGAGATTACCGCACAGAACTTGCGTTCCGTTCGATCGTTAAGTTGCTTCGCATAGAGCCCGAGAAGCACGATCGAGGCAAGCCATAGGATGAATGCGAATATTCCGACGTAGGCGGTACGACGTGAACGGCGCTCAGCTTGGGTCATCGGCCGTACCGCCAGACTCCCCACCCGATGACAAAGAGGAGGGAGACGATGGAGGCGATATAGAGGACTCGGTCAAAGGTGCGGCCACGGTGCCCCTGATCGCGGCGATTGCCGGAGCGGCGAATGGGACTCCGACCAACCCGCCGGCCAGGATGAGGAAGGCTAGATTCACCCTGGCCGGATCCCCGAGAAGCTGAACGAAGATCACTACCCAACCCAGGGTAAACGAGACGGTATCCCGCCTTATCCGCTTGTACCGCCGGGAACGTGTGCCAGAACGTTGCGTCTTGCTCACTCATGATCCGCCTAGGTCTCGGGGGTGGGCGTGGTCGGGCGTGATCTTACCGCCAGGAGGCGAGGTCAGGCGGCCAGGCGAGCCGCGAGGTTGGCGGCAACCTCTTCGGCTAGAGCGTCCGGGATTGCGGTAGCGATGGCCTCTGGCGTCAGAACAGCGAGCAAGCCGGAGACGATCTCGGCTTCGTTCACCTGATCGCCGGAGAGTCCGGCCAAAGAGGTTCGCATCTCACCGAAGAGCACTTCGAAGGCGGTGGGACCGGCACCACCAGACCCAGTGCCCTGATGCCAAGGCGCCACCCGAAGGTAGGTACGCGCGGCGTTGGTGGCCGCGTTGGGGCTCATTCGTGCGTTCCACCATCCGTCCATGAAGTCGTTGAATTCGGCCTGAGTCGTCACGATGTCGTCTCCCTGATAGATGTTCCATGAGTCGGTGGGATGTGGGTCGGATCCGTGCGGCACGCTGACGTGCCCGTGATTGGTATGCGGATCGGTACCGGTGTAGTCGCGGACAATGCCCGGCTGGACGGTGCTCGACACGATGCGCCGGTTATAGATCATGTACGCCGGTCGCTTGTCCCCACTTCGAATCATCGCGGTGATCCGATCGAAGAGGAACTCGCATTCCGTCGCCGTGAACGCGGATCCGATCATGAAGTCTCCGGCGCACACGAAACCCCATTGATCAGGGTTGTGATCGGACGCCTCCGCCTGGTGGGCAGCATCCCCGATCGTGTATACCGTCATCCCCGGATTGTGTCCCTTGACCTCGGAGATCAGTGGAGCCAGGATCGGGGACACTGACCAACTCACAGCGCGCCGACCCAGTACAAGGACACCACGGTCTGCGCCACGGTGGCCAGGGCGATCGCAACCCCTGACGTGATGAACGTACGTGCGGTGATTCTCATTCTGCCTCCTATCCGATTCGCTTGATCTGCATGTAACTGCCTGATAGCAGCACGGTAGCTGTGGCGCTCGATGTACGTTGCGCCCACGTAAATGTCAGGCTTCCAGACGTTGCGCCGATAGCCACTGTGCCGACCATTATCGTCCCGTTCGGGTTGGTCACGATCGAACCGAGGTTAAAGTTCGACGCAAGCGCAGCGTAAAACTGCTGATCATTGTTGTTACCGACGCTTGTCGTGGTGTCCTTACCGGAGATGGCGAAATCACCAGTAGCACCCACGGGCCCAGTCATGGTTACCGAAATACCGCCGGAGCTAGCGCCAGTCAACGCGGTAAACCAAAATCCACAGACAAACGAGTAGATCGCGTTCGCTTCCACCGTTAGCACGAGTTCCGGATCGGCGGTGGTAACCGTCGTGGAAGCGCGTGATGTACTGCCGGCCTTGCGTACCGAAATCTCCAGCATGCTGGTGAGGAAGTCTGCGGTAAGGCGTGTACCGACCGCGGGGACCGGATATGTCATGTCAGACCAACCCTAGATTGACAGCGTCGCGAACTTCAACGGGAGTACTGGCGGTCTGTGCTTTGACAACACCATTCACTGAGCGGGTGACATTGGATGCTGTCTGCAACGCTCCGGCCGGAGCGCCAATCTGACCCACGCTCATCAGCTCTCCACCCATCATCACGTAGATCGGGAAGTCGGGAGCCGAACTACCCACAATCCACTTGGCTCCGATCAACGTGTTGATCACAAAGGTATTGGCGGTACTAGTGATGTCCGCGTTCAGCACGGAGTTGCTGTCACCGGCCCGTGGGATCCGATCGTCCGGACCTTCGATCTCGGCGCGCGGTATATTGTTCGGGCCCTGCGGAATCGTGTTGAAGATGATCGTCCACAGGAATCCATCATAAGTCTCGGTGTATCCAATGATGCTCATGTTCAAAGCATCAAACGACGCGATTGTTAGTAGGTCCTGGAGCTTGACAGGCGAGGCGAGGTAGGCGTCAAGCACCTGACGAGTGAGCGCCTGGTTGCTGGTCAGTGCACTTCGATGCAACCCTACTGAGAGGTTCGGGATCCGCGACTCGTCCCACGTCCGCCAGAACACTTGATACTGACTGATGCCCTGCACCTGATCGTCGGTGGCCGCGTTGAACGTGTCACCGCCGGGCACTCGTCCCACGCCCGCGGGGGGATCGAGAATGTTATTGGGCCCGTAGGTGCCGTCCGCGGCCACCGTCCTGGCCGACCCACCACCGGTCCGCGTAGCGGTGTAGTCGTTGATCAGGTATCGATCGTCGTCCGGCACGATTGGTTGCGCGGAGAGATGCGAGGAAGACTCACTCAGCACCAACCCGCGTCGATTACCGAGGAACGAAGCGCAATAGTAGACGAAGCCCAACCGGTCGCGAGCCTCCCCGAATACTCCACCATCGACCTTCGCACAGTCGGTGAACAGATCGAGCACTGAGGCGATACGCTGATACCCCATCGGCGCGGAGTTGATCACGTTGTTGATTTGACCATAGACGTTGACTTGCATGTTCTCTTCGGCACCGAGACGACGTATACGGTCTCCGGCCATCTCGTCCAAGAAGGCGTTTTCAGCTTGCGCAAGCGCCGTAAGGTCCAATGATCCTGTGGTGCACAACCAATGCGCACTCTGCATGTTGGCAAAAGCCGCGTTGGTCGAGACGTCTCCGCGCATCCAATTGAAACGTCCGACCGAGCCGGCGATGCTGCCGCTCATGATGTAGAAGACTTCGGTGGTCACACCGTGCCATAGCACCGACCAGTTGATATTGGGTCCGGATTGCACGAGTTCGATCTCAACACCTACCCACGAGTTAAGTGGAGAGGCTCCAGCTCCGAACAGTGTGGTACCACTGGCAAGCGATGTACCGCCGGCACTCTGGAGATCAATAGCGTATCCGTCATTAGCGACCGCCCACACGACACTACCAATAGTCCCCTGGCCGCGTATCTCGAATAGCGGCCATGCAGCCGATGGTGTCGGTACGGCCGTTAACTTGAAGTAGAACACGGCACGTGCGGTACCCGTTCCGGTTCGGCCAGCAGTGGACACCTGGAGATAGGCATTTGCTCCAGCCAGCGTGACTGCGCCAGCACTGCCGGGGAAACCGTCAGGTGTGCTACCCGAGAAGTTGATCGAACTGTAATGCACGTATGGTCCGCTACCTACCACGGCTTGCGGGGCAAGAGTGTCGCTACCGTCTTCCATCGGGAAGTAGAGGTTGGTTCCGACTTGCGAGATCAGGTTCCGATAAATCGGTGAGTGAAGCGGTTGACCACCCTTAGACAGTCGACGGAATGCAGTATATGCCTGCACCGAAAGTGCCACATCACGCTTCGTTGTATCCCATGTGAGCGGGAGGTTAGCCATCTCACCGACGAACCGAATCCGATCCGACGTGATACGAGTCTTTGTGACCACACTCCAGGTGTTCGGAGTGGCACACGTGTCTGCCCATGTGGTCGATCCCACGACATTGCCGGTACGGTTCGGCTTGTAGTCGGCAACCTTTGTGCCGGCTATCCCGCTATACATCTCGAATCCGTGCACCTTACCGACGTATGATGTACCTCCGGCGAATACCGAGCCTCCATCGTTACCACTTCCCACTTCAACCTGGGAGGAAGTGGAGGCGATGGAAGTGGTACCGGCTGTCGTCTGTGCAGTGCCAAGTATCGTCCACGTTCCGGTAATGGAGTCAGACGTATAGAACGTCATGACCTTCTGCGTGCCTCCGAGGTCTACATCCAATGTCACGCGCAAGGCAAGTCGTTGCGTGGCAGTGATGGGAATCGCCGTAGAAAAGTAGGTGGTACCGAGAGTCGTTCCAGTCTGCGAAGTGGCAAATTCGATCCTGCCGGTCTGAAGTACGCGTAGCGACCAGGAGGTAGCTCCAGGCGTCCACTTCGCCGCCACCTGTTGTGGTGATGGACCACGCCATCCATATGCAGGGGTCAACTCGATACGAATGTCGATGTCGCCAACTACGTCAAGTGTCGCTTTGTCGGTGGTGAACGCCAGTCCCGAATCATCAGGCTCAACGTGTAGCGCATAGAGATCCATGTCTCCACCGGCACCCGGCACACTCTGTCGTACCTGAGTATAGCGAGGGATTTTTCCGTAGTATGGGCTGAGCGGATAACGGTTGGACCATTTACCATCTGCATTCCGGAGCGTGAACGTGCACGAGTCCGGAGAAATGTTGTTTTGCTGCTCACTCATTCCGTGCATGATGGAGACTGATCCCGACTCACCGCTCTTACCGAACACTGAAGAAGTGGCATCCACCCATGTGCTATCGATAAAGAACTCGGTTTTAGGTGGGAACGGGCGCGCCATCAGGTCCCCAATACAGTCTGTACGTCGCCGCCCTGGCCGTTGATCTCAAACCTGAGTGCCTTGAGCAACGCCTGAACAAACGGATCCTGCCGAGGATCGAGTTTCACGAGCACCTGCATCGGTCCGTCGTCTCCGCTTGCCTGCTTCGCCATCCTGGCCGAGTCACCAGCGGACCACACCCGCGTGCCCGGCTCCAGGCTGCGCAACTCTGGACCCTGCTCACCTACCCACGTGAGGCCGCTTGCGCTGGCCCCGTTCGCCGAGCCGCTGATACCGCCTGCCGCCTTGACTTGAGTGCCGGAACCACCAGCGCCCGACACGTGAACACTGCCGGCCAGGGAGCCGCCCGTGATGACCGTCCTGATGGTCACCGTTTTGCCGCGCAACCGATCGATTTGCCCCTGTAGTGCCGAGATACGTGCGGCGGCATCATGGGTGTTGGCGTTGATCTTCGTGTCTTTCTTCGGCGGGATCAACCCTAGCTTTTTGGCATAGTCCGCCGCGGCATCTGCACCAATTCCCGCGGCATGAGCGGTATTCATGAACGACTTGTAGTTTGCGGTTGCTACTCCATCGGCTGCTTCGCCCGCCCCGTTGACCTTGACGTATGCATCATAATTCTGGTTCAGCGCGCCAACCAGACCGGACAGCGCCTCTCGATTGGCGCGACCCTTCTTCGTGGTCGCGTCCAACGAGTTGTTATGCTTGTTGATCGTTTCGGTGACTTTATCTTCAGCCGCGCCAACCGAGGTCACCGAATCGAACAGCGAGAGTGAGGCATTGGATGCGGCAAGAGTCTGGCTGGCCAGTTCGCCCAGCGATGCGCCCGCGGAGGTGATCGCTTGGCCATACGCATCTACGGTTGTGGTGCCATTGGCTACGGCGTTGTTGAAGTTGTCAACCGGATCGACCCATTTCGTGCCGTTGTTGTCATTGAAGATCGCATTGAGAATCCGTAGTCCGGAGTCGAACGCGAAGACCCCACCGGCAGTCTCATCGAACTTCGCTTTCAGCTCAGTCAGTCCGTTGACCAACCCGAATGTCACGGTGGTAGTCGTCTTCACCGTGTCAAGTAGCACACCGAGCGAATCTGCCGCCGTGTCGGCATTATCGGTCAGCGACTCCATACCATCCTTGGCCGCACCGCCGATATCGGCTAGTCCCTTACTAATCCGCTGAATGACCGGATCAGCCACCTGGACGAGACTACCGAAACCAGAGCCAAGGTCTTCCGCCACATGGCCAAGCGCGGCGGAGAGTGGCTGCACAAAGGTGGCCGCCTTCTTGAAGATCCCCTCGAAGTTGATCCGGTTGAGGGAGGTCTCTACCGTGGCAATACCTCTGACCGTGGTATCCACGAACGGTTGAGCCGCATTCTTCAGCCGGTCACCGACACGTGAGGCAAGACCACCGAATGCACCGATGACCCGCGGGTCATCCTGAACTAGCATGAAGCCGCCGACCACACCACCAAGACCGGCGCCACCAATTATCCCGCCGGCTATGGCAGAACCGAGCAGCGGAGCGATAGCCGCAACTCCGGTGGCAACAAGCGGTTTCCACATTGCAACGGCTTGCTTTACCGTACTGGTCAAGTCGGAGGTAAGTCCACGCAGAGCGCCAGGAGGAATCTTGGGTTCAGCATCAACAATGATCTTCTTGGCTTTGGTCGCAGCGCTGATATCGCTCTGAACCTTAGTCATTGCCTTACTGATGTCGATCTTCTGCGCACTGTCGTTTGTATCCGCGAAAGATCGAGCCAGACCCTCTAGCTTGTCTTTGCTAATGGCGATGGAATCATTAAGCGAGGCGAGTTGACGATCGGTGGCAGTCATCTCCTTACCGGTACTACCGATAGACTTTGTCAATCCATCGATAACCGGAATGGTATCTTTAGACTTTTTCTTCAGATCGTCAAGATCATCGTTGACATCCTTGATCCCGGTACCATCCGGCTTGTCGGCAGTGATCTTAATGTGAACATCATTGCTCATCGTCATTCACCTCCCCCCGTGGCTCGGTTCCCATGCTCTCAATTGCGAGCAATCGAAGTAACTCGCTGTCCTCAGCCAGAAGGGAAGTCAACGTGTATCCGCCGAATCGCTCCAATACGCCGAGAATCATCTCTGCTCGAATTAGTTCTCCGGGCTTGGTGACAGGAGTTCCATCGGCATCGACCGCTCCATGTCGTCCGTATTCAGTGACAGCGGCCCATCGCTGAATGGCGGATCCAAAGGGGCGGTGACACCGACTGCCGCGTTGATCCACTGAGCAACGATCAGCTTCAGGACGGGTAGCTCCAGTGCTGCCCTGACCGCTTCCTCCGTCCGCTTGATCGGCTCGCCGTTCGCATCTTCCAGATTCCACTCTTCCAGATACTCCAGGAAAAGCGGGATCGCGTCGATGTACCGGAGTTCCTCCAGTCGTTCCACCACATCGATCGGGGTGGAACGAATCCGAATCTCCGCGCCTTCTAGGTATGTGCCGGCACCGAACTCCAAGACATACGTACGGCGCTCCAGTCGCTTACCCATCAGGACCACGTGGGGACAGCGCCGTCTCCGAGTGCGAACGGAGTGGAGTAGGTGAGCGACCCGTCCTGCGCACGGGTGAGCGCGTAGTCGGAGAACACGCACTCGTTGGCCAACGTCTGGCTCGACACGGCCAGAGTGAGCGTACGGAGAATGGAGGTACTGCTGATCGTCTTCATGACGGCGTGCTGCCGGTTGGCTGCGTTGTTGTGTACTCCGTTCAGTGTGCCGGAGAAGTCGGCCAGGAGGAGGATGCGCTCGATGGCGCTCTTGTCCACGCCGGTCACGTCCTGCACACCGCGGGGAGTGGAGAACTGGAAGTTGGTCACGTCGTTGGAGATGACCTGAGGAGATGCGGCACCGTCGTCCATGGTGACCGCATATCCCATGCCGCCCTGCTTAGCCATGATCTAGCCTTTCTCTACTTGATCGGCCACGTGACCGAGCGTCGTTTGCATGTCGTCAATCCAATCCTCGGGACGAGTATGGACGCGACGCATGCCGGTCGGATTACCTCGCCAATCACCACCACGCACCGTCAGAATCGGCGGACGATAGAGCGGCACGGTGTGCTGCGCGAAACACTCCTGGCCGGCATAAAACGTGAACGTCACTAATGTGCCAGCTTCGGCCACAGTGAACGATCGACCAGAGTGGAGCCGGATGTAGTTGGCTTGTTGTGCGCCGAGGACGGTACTCACATCTACGGTGGTTGTCCATCCATCACGCCGCGCTTCGCACTCGACCTCTTGACAGCTTGCCTTACGGCGGTGAGTGGCCGCAGGCGCAGAAAGGTCGTAAGTTGCCATTGCTTGCGCGGGCAGGACGGGCGGTACGCGGAAGACTTCTCGGCCGACCATCACTGCTGCGCGATTTCATACGGCACCACGTTGACCATGAACTGAACATTGGAGAACGTGCCAGTCGTGATGACCCTGATGTATCGGCGCACCGTGGCGGTCAGTCCGATCGTGATTCGCTCTGCGGTGGGTCCGGTCACCACCGTATGTACTGCTCCAGCCACGGTGGTAAAAGCGGAGTTATTTGCGCTGTCCTGAACGGTGAACGTCACGCTCGTGCCGGTGAAGGCGAACACGTGCAGATAACTCGACAAGCCGAATGCGGTGGTCGCGTATGTTGCCGTCCGGTCGAAACCGGTGGCCGGGGAGGTGGCGGTGGTATCGGTGCGGATCCCATCTGTGGCCTGTTGTCCCCACTCGGCGCCCGTACCGGCACTCGACTGCCAGTCAACCGCATACGATATCGAGCCATCCGCCGCACGAGTGCCATCGTAGTTGATCTGCTTGGCAATACAAGATTGCGCAGGATTGCCGACCAACTGACCGATGCCGTACGTGCAGATCTGATCGGTTGTCGGTAGCGTCTTTAGCGCGAGATGTGCACGTGTCGGGTTGTACCACACGGCACCGCTGGCGCCACCGTCTCGCAGCAATCCGATCCGCTCCGGCGCACTGAACGTGATCCCGGTAACTTCCTGGAGATTCGGCCCACCATGCACGTTGGACAGTGCGCCAATGTCCCCACCGAGCGCATTCGAGCCGACATAAAAGTGATCACCCATGCCACCCTGTTTTGCCATGATCAGCTCACCATCACATACGCGTCATTGATTAAGATCGGAATGAAGATGACCATGACTCGAAACTTCTTACTGTCCTGATCGACGTAACCGGCTTGCGCACGCAACGGTTCGCCGTCACTGCCGAGTAGATCGATGTAGCGAGCTTGCGAACCGAAGTCGAAGTCACCGCACAACGCCAGGAACATTGAGTCTGTGGCATCCATGACCGATGGGTCAATGTCGTCCTGAGGTTCGGTCATCATGTTCATGGCGATACGGCAGGCGAACTCCAGGCGCACGCTCACACTCGCCAAGCCGGACGACTGAATGGTGCGTAGATCGTTCACCCAGAACGATGCGCTCACGCCGTTACCCGGCGCAGCTTTCGGCTCATGCCCGTTTACCGAGTCGAAGTATCCCGATCGCGCGGCGTAGCCGGTCAACGTGGCAAATGCCTGCCGTGTATCAATGCTCATCGAAGCCGACCCATGAACCGCGCCACTACGCCTTGGCCGATCGCTACGGCACGAGCCTCGATCTGTTGAGTGGTGCGCCGGAACGTCGCATACCCTTTGAATCGGGTAGTGCGGTTACGCGAGCCGGTACCCTCCAACCAATGCCCGTAGATCACGCCATTATCGGTGATCTTCCAACCGGGCGGATCAGGTTGCGCCTCGACTCGCGTACGGTAAAACGGCGTCTCATTGCGAAGCACTACATGCAGGTTGTTACGTACCATCGATGCACCGACATCGGCAAGCGTTTCCGCCCACTCGTCGGTCATGTCTTGCATGACCTTCTCGGCTCGCCCGTCGAACAACGGTCCGGATGCATCGACCCTTATGCTTGCCATCGTCACACCGCCCGAGCCCGAGCCATGCGACCGTAGTTCCCGTACACCCGTTGCTCAAGATCAGCAATCGCGCGGCCGGTGGCCTGACGCTGTGCGTCCTGCGTACCTACTGCCCGCGCGTAGCCAGCACCCTGCTGGTAGAAGGTGTCCAGCGCGTACGCCCGGGACAGCTCTTCCACCGGGCCGGGGACCAGGTGCCTGGCCACCGTGGCGCCCGACGAGTGAGCCGCTGCGGTGGTACCGAACGCCCCGCGGGTCACCGTCAGGGAGCGGGCCCAGAACACGGTGACGGCGGTGTGGGCGGCCAGGAGGGACCCAGACCAGGCGCGCTGTACGATCAGGTTGTTGCCGGCAATATCCCGGATCTTGACCCGCTCGGCGTCCAGGAGCAGCTCCTCCCCGGCCACGAACAGGGCACCATTGGCCACCGTAAGGGACTGATCGTTGAGCGCAGCGGTCAGCGAGCCGGTCTGCGCGCTGGACGCCCACGCCTTCTCGATCACCTGCATGCGCTCGGTGTCCACGCGCAGAAGGTCACCCACCTCCGCGGCGAAGTCTACGGAGATGGTGGTGACGCTCGTATTGGGCGAGGTGGTAATGGTGCCGGCCGCTGCCTCATCGGCGCGGTTACCCCACACTCCGGTCAGCACGAGCGCACGTTGCCCGGTCCCCGATCCGGCGGCCAGGGCGGAGGAGGTGGCCCGGTTGATCTCGATGTAGGTGTACGGCGGACCGGAGTTGACCGGCTCGAGGAACACGTTGCCAGGGACCGGGACGGTGACTCCGCCACTGGTCATCGAGTTAAGCGAGATCAGTCGGTGCTGGTCGAGCCATAGCCGGCCGCTGTCCGCGTTCTGAGTGTTTGGGTAGGGAAATGAGCGGGAGCCGGTAACCGGGACGAATCCGTTGTCCACCACGTGACAAAGTCGATCGACGTTGCGAGAGGATGCCTCGATCGCAGCATCGATCCGTGGCGCCGCGTACGCGGTCACGCGGATGTCGGGCGAGGCCATGACGCGCTCGCGCGTGGTGTACCAGGCTCCCACCGTTGCCTCGCATTCTGGCCTACGGACCTCGGTCCGCGGTTGGGATGATCTTCAGTTTTGGGCCGGCCCGCGGTGGGCAGTTTGTGACAAGCGGCTACCGCGGGCCGGTTGATCAGGATGATACGTCACGCCACCCGTCGTTGGGGCAACCCAATTGGTCGAGTCGACCGTTACGCACGAGCGGCTCTCCACACTGCGGGCAGGCTAGAGGATCCTGCCTTACTTCTTGGTCACGCTCTTGCCGGCTTTCCCGGTAGATGTCGCGGAGCTGCTCCCACGCGATGACTGCTCACCCTCTTCCGTGCGCCCCTCCTGGCCGAGCCCCTCGCGTGCCTCGGTACCCACTGGAGCCTGCTCGATCTTCTCGCGCTGCTCATCCATCCGCGCCTGCTCTTCGGCGTTCGGACGGAACTCGGTGGTGGCGGTGGGCTCGGGACGCTCCTCGGCGTCGGACAGATCCCGTTCGTCCGAGGTGAAACCGTCCACGGGCGTACCGTCCAGATTGCGCGAGGGGTCGAGTTCGGAGAGCCCGCCCTCGGCGTTGCGGACGATACCCTCCTGGCCGTACGCGGTGGCTGCTCCACTGGCGCTGACCTTCGGCATGATCGATTCCTTTCTCGGGAAACTAGATGCACATTCTTCATGGGGTACCCACGGGATGCGCACCTAGCACCTAAGACCTCAGTACTCCGTTGTTCGTGCTGCTCCCGTGCCGGCCGCATCCCAGATGATGTTGACCTGATTCGTGTAGAGCGGGAGCGGGAACTGAAAGAACGCACCCGCGGCCAGCTTCACCGTGAACAGGACCGCACTGGCCGGCGTTCCGTTGAACAGGATGTAGCACGGCTTGTCGCAGTCGTTGAACACGGACCGGTAGACGCTGGCCGGCGTGGCACCGAACAGTGATACCGAGGTTGCCGACCATGGCACCGATTGTGGCGAGCCGACCGGTTGGAATGGCTTGACAGTCATGGCTACGCGACCGAAATGTATGCGCCGGTGTCGATCGGCACATAGGTGAGAGCCCACGTCCACGTGCCAGTGGCCGCGCTGCCCGAGGTGGTCAGATCGATCGTGCCGGTCTGCACGATGAACGGGTCCGGGATGGTGATGCCCGCCCCCGCCGTACCGACCACCAGGTTGCTACCCGCGGCGACCGGGTTGGGGAGCGTCACCACACTCAGCGCCTCCTTGCTTGCCACGGAGACAGCCGTACAGAAATCGGTGTCCGTGCCCGCGGTGGCGTTGCCGGTCACCTTCAGCGTGTTGGCGGTTGCCGGCGTGACCACGATGACGGTACCCACGAAAGACGTGATGAGCACCTTGCCGCCGACCACGTTGAAGATGGCCGCCGTTGCCGTCTGTGGGAGCAGTGCCGCCGCACGCGTGACGTACTGGCCCAGCACCATCGCGCGTTGCTGGGTGCCCGCGACTCCGGTAGCCATTACGCGGTCACATCCCGGAGGTTCGTCACCTTGCGCTGAACGTCCAGGTCCCCGAGGATGAGGATCCCCGTGCCAGTCGCGTGGCTCATGTTGATGTAGCTGAAGCCGTCCGAGAGCGCACCCTGCGGCACGTAGATCGCGTGTAGCGCGCCAACCGCGTTGATCGTGGTGGTGATCTGCGATGCGACCGTGGTTGCAAGCTGCGTCCACACACCGGTGCCTGTGGCCTGAGTCCAGTACGGCGTACCGATGGCGATGCCGGGACACGCCTGGTTGGTGCCACCACTGGCCGCGTTCGACTCCAGGATGGTCATCGCGGCAGTGCTCGACGAGTTGGTCAGCAGGATGAGTACTCCTGCGCAGTCGCGCAAACTGACGCGCTTCGCCGCGGTGGTGACACTAACGGTCGCATTCATCGTGCGACCGAGCGGGTTGATCGAACTCATTGGCTATTACCCTTCAATTGGGGCGGTAGGGGTGCCGATGCCTACCTGATGAATGGAGCTACTGCGCTTGGGTGATGTCCTAAACGTTGCTCCATGGAACGAAGATCAGGTTATCCGGCGAGCCAGTCACCTCGATCAGTACTCCATGTTCTTGGAAATCGATCTTGGTCAAGGTGGTCAACTGGCTACCACTAACCCGATTGACAGTGATCCCACCTCCACCCTCAGTAAATGAGAGCTTTGTGAAGTTGACCGTCATGTCAATCTCCTTTGGATGACCACGCTGTGCGCCTACCGGAGGCATCGAGCAGGCGCACAGCGTGGCCGATGGGAGGGGTTACGGGCGGGTTGCGACCTGGACGAACGCAGAGAGCGTCGGTCCACCGTTCTTCGGCGTGATCGGAGTCTGGAGCCACGGACGGCCGTCAACCCGCTCGATCACGCGGTAGGCGGTCACATCGTTGCCGAACTTGAAGTGCGGGCTCGACATGGCGCTCATGGCCTGACGGTCACCGATCAGGTAGTGACCGAAGTCCACGAACGACAGGTCACCCTGCGTGCCGAGCACGGAGGTCTTCTCCGTGAACAGGACGGGCCGGCCGAGGATAGTCATCGGGGGACCCTCCTGGCCGTTGTTCAGCCAGATAGCTGAACCGCCCGTGCCAACACTCAGCGCCATAGTGGCCAACTGCGGGAAAGAGTCGATCGACGCGACCCACACCGAACGGGCCAGCGCTGCGGGCAGCATGCGCGAGAACATCTTGACGATGTTCTCCCACACCAGCGTGGCCGCTGTCTGGCCGCCCTCCGCAGCAATCGCGATCATGGCCAAGTTCAGCGCGGACAGTGCGCCGAGCGGCTCGCCCACACCGGTACCGGAGACGAACGCCACGTCTTCGTACCACGACAGGGCCTCGGGGAACATCTGCGAGATCAGCGCGTCGAAGGAGATGGCGCTGTCCGACTGAAGCTCGTTGGGGACCTCGGTGTAGATGGTCAACTTCTTGGCTTCCAGCACGACCCGACCGAACACGGGGGAGACGTTCTGAAGCGGAGCACCCTCCTCCGTCCAGAAGCCGGTGAGTCCGCCGTACACGCTGGACACGTTGGAGGTGGCGTCCACGCTGGGGAAACCGACGCGCAGCGTCTCCATCGGGATGACCCGTGCCCGTGGGCGCACGATGGCGGTCTCCAGTGCGACCTGGAGCAGCTCCGCGCGGAGCACCTCGGGAATCAGGAACCCGCCATCCGAGCCGATCGTGGACGACATCGCATTCTTGATCTTCTTGAGCTGCTCGCCGTTCTCCCCACCGCGATCCGCGAGGTGGTGAATGGCGTTGAAGAACTCGACCGGAGAGTTGAACATCCCGTCGATCTGCGCACCCGGCGCAGTCGCGTTGTGGAGACCCTTGCGTGCCGACTCCATCGATGTCGCCATCTTGGAATCCTTGGGCCCGACCGGCTTGCGCATGCCGGACAGGTCGATCTCGTTGTCCCGGAGCATCTCCGCGAGAACGCGGGTCATCTGCTCCTTCGCGATCTCCTCCGTCTGGCCAGCGTCGGCCTTGGCGAATGCCTTGTGGTAGTTCGTCATGAACTCCGGCATGCCGTCACCGTCGATGATGGCCTTCAGCTTGCCCTTGTCCAGGAGCGTCTCCTGAAGCTCCTCCGGAGCGGTGGGCACTGCTAACTTCACAGTCATGCGCGTTCCTTCCTTCGCTCCGTAAGAGCCTAGTTGTTCGTGATCATGAAGTGCGCCATGCCCATGCGGTAGGCATAGTCATCGGAGACCACGGGAACGGAGATCTCCGTCTCCGGATCGACTGGCTTCTCCGGATGCTGCTCCAGAAAATTGGAGACCTTCTCCGGGAGACGCAGATGCGGAGAACGGAGAGCGTTGCGGAGACGAGTGGCCACCTGATCCTCTTCGTCTCCGACGATGCGATCGGCAAGGCCGGCATCAATCATCTCCTGGCCGGTGTACCACGTCCCGTTACCACCCGGTGCACTCATCTTCACGCGCCAGAACTCCACATCTTCGCCCGCCTGGTTGGCGTAGACAGTGGCCACCACGTCACTCAGCTTCTCCAGGAGATCCGCCGTCTCACGGTGATCGGCAGGGTTGCCGTACGTGTACGTGGACGCATCGTGGATCATCATCACGCCAGCATCGGATGACTCGATCTCATCACCGGCCATCGCGATCACACTGGCCGCACTGCCCGCGATCCCGTCAATGGACGTGATCACATAGGCGGAGTGGCGCATGAGCTGCGTGTAGATAGCAGTCCCGTCGAACATGTCTCCGCCGCCGGAGTTGATCCGTACGTACAGCCGGGCAGTCGTGATGTCGGCCAGGGCGGAGGCAACGTCACTGGCGGTAATCCCGTCACTGAACCATCCGCCGTAGCCAATGTCCCCGTAGATCATCAGCTCCGAAGAGCCGTCAGTCGCGTTGCGTACGGACAGGCCGGGCACCTTGTCAATCGGGCGATCAGCATCGTGCCGCTTGGCGATGACCGGAGCTGTGAGCGCAACCGCCCGATTGATCAGGTCACGTCGTTGACGGTTCACGTCTTCTTCCTCCGCTTTACAACCGAGCATCGGCAGGAGTTGCCGAACTCCGCGCCGACACACTTCACGTAACCCTTGCCGTTCGGGTAATCCTCGTACGCGGCGGCACGGTTGCGGTACGTCTTCCCGTCGTTGTCACGGCAAGGATCGCACACGTTGTCGTCGATGTGCGCCTCGACCACCCAACGCATGGCCAGATCGATACCCGCGGGATCGGCATCGATAACGTACGTGGTCCGCAGCGCGGCACTCGCGGGGACCGCAGGGGCGGGCTCGATGGCCGGCACGACAGGCGGAGGCTCGATGGCGGGAGGAGGCTCGGGAGTGGAGTGCTCGATTTCCGGTAGGCCCAACCATTCCAGCGTCTCCGGCGCGTCGAAGTTCGCCTCCACCATGGCGACCGCGGCATTCGACTTGGCAGTGATGGCGGAGAGCTCCGCCTCCGCGTTCTCTGGCACCGGTGACTCGTAGTCGAACTCGAAACGGCGCGGCCAGTCCTTGCCGAACAGCGAGAGGAGCTGAGTGTTGAGCATGTCCTTCAACGCGTCGAGCCGGTCTTCTACCAACCACTTACCGTAGAAGTAGTCCGATGCTTCGGCGGTCGCCCGGTTCACGTCGTCCACCATGCCGAGCGCGAACTTCGGAAAACCCCACGTCTCAAGCACCTTGTCGCGCGCAACCGTGGACAACTCGGCGAATTGCATGTCGCGCTGAGAGAGCTGTGTCTCCACCCACTTGGCGCCCTGTTCGATGATCGCCACCCGATGCGCCTTACTCACGCCACGATGCTGCTCCGCCCACCGATCACGCATCTCATTGAACTGATCGTCATCGAGTCGACGGTCGATCTCCAGGACGCCGTTCGGGCGCGCACTATTCGTGTAGAAATTGCGCTGATACTGCTGGCTCAACCGGTTGGCATCAAGATCAACCAAGATGCTACGAATCGCGGACAACCCACGGTAGGGATCGAGAGGGTCCGGTGAGACGGAGCGAACCAACTCGTCCAACTCCAGCGGTACGCGGTCTCCGTTCGGCCCGGTATACACCCAACCCAACAGATACTTGAAAGGGTCGGGTACCGGCTCGATCCGGTCTGGACGGATGGGCCACAGCTCCAGTGGAATCTTGCCGGCCTTGCCGACCACCAGATTGCCCTCACCGGTCAGCTCTTTGTGCTGTTGGAACGCCTCGACCAACTGACGTTGCGACATGAACGGATTCGGCCGATTCCACAGATCAAGTGCGGCATTTGAAGTGATCTCCGTGCGATCTTCCTTCAGGCCGCTGGCCGGCTTGTCCCACAGCTTCCAACACGTCTTCGACACCGACGTGCTGAGCCGGTTGACGATGGCGTACACCGTGCCGACCGACCGCATCGTTTCCATCTGCGTCACGTAGCCACCGGAGCGCGGCATCAGCCAACCGCCGCCGGATCCGCGGCCCGTGTACCGTTCGGCCAGGGGCACGGGCGAGGACGCCCGGATCGAGGCGAGACTTCTCACGTGATACGCCGATTGAGGTTCTGCATGTTCTTGATCGTCTGCTCAGTGGGTGGCACCTCGCGGGGCTTTGGGCAGTCCGGACCACACACCCATTCGGTGCCGCGTTCCTGGCCGATCCCGCTCACGTCGATACAGGTCGGATGCGGCGGAATGACGAGACGAGTCGGCTCACGGCGCGCGGGTTGCGGTTCGGTCACCGTCATCTCCGCTCAGGAAATCGATCAGCCACAATGTCAGACCCACCGCGATCAGGCCGGCCGGCACGTAGATCAGGAATGCTCCACCCGCGATCGCGGCACCACCGAGGAAGATCCGAGCCGGCGAGCCGAGCAACCTCAGGCGTTCCCACTTCACGCTGCCTCCGTTGATCACCCGATCATGCTTGGCCGCATCGTAGCTCATCGGCGCGCAGAAAAGCGGCACACCCGGTAAGGTGTGCCGCTCCCTGTTCGTACCGGTCATGTCCCACGCGGCCAGGCGTCGGACTACTTCCCGTCCGACTCTACTTGATCCGTATGCAAATCGCAGGTTTCACGTTCGTCCATCTCGTCGTGGGCGATGTCATAGCACTCGCCGCAGGACAACGCATCGTCGGTCGTAGTGCCGAGTACGAGCTTTAGCGCTTGCTCTCGACGCTCCTCCTCGTTGGTCATCATCATTGGTCATCATCAGACTCCGGCACGGTGAGCGCAGAGTGGAAGCGCTCAAGCTGACAGAGCGCAGACGCATCCGTGTGAATCTCCGCAAGCGTCTCGCACAACGTCCGATAGTCTCCGGTCACCTCGATGACCGGTAGATCCCCCGGTTGCTGCGTCATAAGGCTAGGACGCAGCAACCGCGCGTTGATGGTCAACGTGTAAACGATGTCCGACTCGTCATACACATTCCTTGACGGACCACCCATTGATGCCTCCTTATGCCTGGCTCATCTTCACCACCTGAGCGCCAACGCCATGAGCACGCCCGAGCCCCCGCCGATCAGTACTGCCCCGACGATCACGACCAGTGGCGACCATGCCGCGCATCCACTCATGCCAACCAGTCTACCACTGGACTAGCTTTAGAGCCAGCGTACCCGCGGGACCGGCTGGAGATCGGCGTACGCCGTGGCGTACCGGCCAGCGTCCATCGAGTCATCATCGATCTTGCTCGGCTCATCCGGCGGGGGTTTCTCCTGGCCGACGCTGCGCGGGGGGTCCTTCCACACGTAGCCCTCGATCTCCTGAGCGAAGTTGAGCGGCTTACCACGCTCGGCCAGGAGGCGATCGCGCTCGACCAACGAGTCCCGGCACACGTACAAGCCGGCACGCCCATTGCGTCCGACCTTGAGCCGCGCCTGCATGGCTTGGATGCCGTCACTGACGCCCTTCCAGGCAGCCACCGTGCCCATCCCGAGGTGACGCTCCAGCGTGGCCCGGTCCTCCGCATCATGATCGCAGAGGATGGCCTGAGGCCGCGGGTACTTCCATCGCGACTTGCCAATGTCGATCCGCCCATCGGGGCGCATCACCCGATCCTTGTTGATCGTCACCGTCTCCAAGATCTGCACGGCATGATCCTCGACCAGCGTCTCCGTCTTATGGATCTCCTTCTCCAGGATGAGCGCACCGTCCGGATCGATGGCCCATTGCTGCCATACGAACGGGTGACGAAATCCGAAGTCCACCGTCCAGATGCGCACCCATTCGAACGGCAACACCTTGCGGTCGATCAGGTGGATATCTGGGCGCCAATCGGCGTAGATGATCCCCTCCGCCGCGGCCCACATCCCCCTACGGAGCCGAAGGTATCGCACTCCACTGAGCGCATCGAGCTTACTGAGGTAGTCGCGCCCGTAGTCCGTGATCTGGAGACCACCTCCAGGCACCTCAGCGAAGATCCGCGGATTGTCCTCATGCAGCGAGGTGAGCAGAACTGTCTGGCCTTCATCACATCGCTTCTTAAGCCAGTGCGACGGTTGCTGTGGATTGCAGTCACCAATGATCTGTTGAAAGGAGATCACGCCGTTACGCAGACGGGTGGTCAGCTTTTCCCAATCGTCCTTACTCAGATCGGTCGCCTCTTGGCAGAAGATCACATCATATTCTGATGACATGATCTTCGCGGCCTGGTCCATCCCGCCCACCGCTACGAATGAGCCGTTTGAGTACACATAGCCGGCCGGTTTCTCGGCACTCCCGCCGTACCAGTGCACAAGACGAGTCCGCAACGCCTCCGGTAGCACCTGATCTCGGAAGGTCACCAATCCGGTCTGCGTCAAGCTAACGTGTGTTCTGCGGACCACCAGCGCGCGAGCGCCGGGATTGGCGAGCATCATCAAATGGATCTTCAAAAGTGCCGCATACGACTTCCCCGTGCCCGCGGCGCCACAGAGCAACACCTCTGGTGCTTGGCAGTTCATCACCTCGCGCGCGGCGCCGCGCAACCCGACCGATCGAGTTATCGTGTCAGTCATGGTGAGTAGCAAGGGCGGGAAGTGGGGTTTCGTCTACCCGAGCCGGCAGGCGGTGTACCGGGCGCTGCGCCGTAAAGGTCACACCAAGAAGAGTGCAGCCAAGATCGCGAACGCCGGCAAGACGCACAACGCCCGCTCCAGGATGGCCAGGAAGGGTGCACGCAAGCGCCACTGAACGGGCGGCCAGGGGGGTCACCCGTACAGCTCCAGGAAGTGATCACGCTTCAAGATCACTCCGGACGGCATACGGATGGTGGCGTCGGCCGGCATCGCGCGCACCCGATCGAGCATCGCCTCACGCCTGGCCTCCAGCACACCCGGCTCCAGGAGATGCGTGGCGTCGCTGAGCGCGCGCTGCTCCGGCGTCAGTCCGAGTGGATCATTCACTTCAGCGCCTCCGGATTGATACCCGCGATCTCATAACGGACGGTCGCAGTGGACTCCACTTTCTGCGCCGCGTCCAGGCCGAGCAACTTGCGGAGCTGTTCGTCGGCTTCACGCGCGAGCTTCAGTGCGGCGATGCGGCCGCCATAATCGCGTACCACTCCGCCGTTCTCTGGGTCATACACCACACTGCCGTCCTTGCCCGCAGTGACCGGCGCACCTTCCAACTCGGCAAGCTCATAGGCGCGCCGAGAGATGTCGCGATACATCTCAATGCTTTCCTGACGCATAGCCGCGATGTCAGGCGGTGGGATCGACTCGCGCACTTCCTTCAGAATGGCGGACACGCGCTGCTGTGAGACACCAAGCTCGCGACCGATAGCCTCCTGAGTCCAACGCTGTACGGCGTACATCTGCCATACGCGACCATCCCGTCCCTCGTGCCTGGCTCCGCCCTGTTCCACCCTAATCACAATCTCTCACTATTAATTCGCCTGGACTAGTCTTGCACGAGAGAGCGCTCTCACGCCAGCACAGCGAAAAAGCCCCTTTCGGGGCCCATCGCCTTGATCTTGATTACTGCTTGACGGCGCTGTAACTGGCGCTCGACCCAGCCCGCTCGGTCGCCCGCTGCTGGTTCCGAACGTCGGACACCCGGTCGGCCGGCACATCCTGCGCGACCACCGTCTTGCGTCCCGCTCCGCTGGTCCGAACGATCGAGTAGCTCTCCGACTTCGCCATCTCCGCCTCCTGGTTGCTCTCCATCTCGCTGATACCATAAGTCTAGCAGAACCAGTCCAGTTGTCAACTGGTGAGAGCGCTCTCTTGAAGATTCTTTAGACGGAGAAGACGCCCAGGATGGGAGATCTCCCACCGCGAATCCGAGCGCCTTCTCCTGGCACCGACACGTCCCGTCAGGGACTTGCGCGCTCGGTAGCCTCATAACACGCACAGCTCATGCACCCTCCCTGCGCTTGCCCACCGGGCGGACGAGCAGCTTCTCCACCTGATCACGAGTGTAGAACTCCGCCACCCACTCCTGAGCTGCCAGCCACTCCGCACCCTGGCCGGCCTGCCGCCGGATCTCCGCCCGGACCTTGTCTCTCCGCTTGGCCAACGATGCTCCGTTCGCCGCGATCTCCCGGAACTCCCGGAGCGACTCCTGGAGCACCTCCGGAGCGACCTTCCACCCCTCGATCAGCACAGCGGAGAAGTCGGCCAAGAGGGGCAACCGCGCCGGAAATCCACCGTCCACGTACACATAGAACTCCGCCCACACCCACGACTTCCCGGTAGCCGACCGATACACCGCGTGCCCCGCCAGCCCTGGCCGCCGTACCCGCACGCTGACCAGCTGCTCCACTCCGCGCCGGGAGTACCGCGGAGCTTCCACATTCCAGCCGTGCGAGCCGGCCAGGGCGGCCAGCTTGACGACCGGGGCAAGCACACGCGCATCGTCCGGCCACACGTCCCGCGAGGTGACCTCCGGCAACACCATGTCCGGCACCTTCTCCCGCTCCGTGTGTACCGATGTGTCGGGACCGAGGTATGGATCGGGATATCCCACGGTCGGATGCCACTCTCCAATCAACTGGTTGATCTGCCAGTCAACGCCGTTCACATCACGGCCACAGTCGATGCACATGGCCCGGTCGGCATGGTCCTCAGTGCTCACCACGGCGGCACTACAGCCGGGACACATCGTCCACCCGAGGAAGCTACCCTCGATCGGCATCCACGTCATGCCGCGTCCACCTGAAACCACACGCCCGGACCGACTAACTCCACGCCATCACGAGCGAAGAACTCATCATCGCTACGCCAACGCTTCTGCGGATCACACCACTTCACGATGTTCCGGTCGTTAGCGATCAGACCCGACTGCTCCAGCGCATCGCCAAGGTTGCGCTGGAGCTTGTCCGTGTCTCCGATGTCATCGGCCATCGGCCACTCCGTATCGTGCGATGGCCATACCTCGCCATTGACACCGATCGTCTTGACGAAGTAGAAGACCGCGCCGACCGACACAGCTCCCGCGTACGGCGCCGGATCGAAGGCGATGATCTTGCCACTCTCGACGATCGGGACGATGCCGTACTTCGCACGGATCCACTTGATCATGGTACGTTTCCAGGCTTCGCTGTCCGGATCGTCATGCAGGGTGATCGTCATCTTCCCGCGACCATCGCGCCCGACCCGCGGTTTCAGCGAGCCTTTCGGGCGCGGCTTGCCGGAAATGAAGCCACGCCCGATCTCCTCGCCCGCGTCCATCTCGGTCACTCCGGCCCGAACAGCGCATCGAGTTGCGCGTTCTGGAGCTTCATCGCGACCACACTGCCACGGATGGTGAGCCCGCCGTTCGGCCCGATCAACCCCCGGTCCTCCAACTCCCACAAGGTGGAGGTGGCGACACCAGCCATAACCACGGTGCCGCAGTGGTATCCGCGGGCACTAGCAAGCGCAGTCTTCGCATCCGCGCTCAGTGCTTCGATCATGATGTCCATGTTCATACCCCCATCCTACCCTAACCAGTCCAGATGTCAACTAGATAAACAAGATTAGGAAGAGTGCCCCGACCAGCCAGAACGCTCCACCGAGCGCACCACCGACCACCAACGCGGAGTTCCCCGTGACCAGGCCGGCCACCACTGCCGCCAGGCCAGGCACCACCGCGACCAGGAACCACCAGCGCGCCGGATCCCGATCCCTCATGAGTGCACCGAACCGGAGCACCCGCACGCCGGGATCTCGCAGACCGCGGGTAGCTCGACCTTCCGAAGCCGGGCGAGCAGGGCGGGGGTGGCGAACGGGACCGCTGAGCGCCCCTGAGAAGGTTCCGGCCCTACCCGTAGGACCGGAAACGCCTCTTGAGCCGCCTGGCGCTGCGCCAGCGCCGCGCGCTGCACCGCCTGCTCCGCCTTCTCGGTGTAGAACCGGGCTTCGGCGAGCGCGGCAGCGGCGATGGCGGCCAGGGGGGCACCCCCGCTCTCCCGGTTCTCGTGGATCACCAGGCACGCGGGACAGGTGACGGCCGCCCACGTGAAGGTGCCGGCCGCGATGTCCCCCACGGTCAGCTCCTCCCCGGCGATCGAGATCAGCGGCTTGCCGGTCAACATGTGGATCATGACTTTTCCTCTCGTTTTCCCGAGCCTATCTCCACCAGTCCACTTGTCAACTGGTCTCTGTGCAGAACGTGCCCTTGTGCTGTACGCGCCCCTCCTAGGGGTCGGGGCGCTGTGCACAACAGTCTGGGATGCTTGTGCACAGCTGTGCAGTGCTGTGCACAAGTGCAGGTCAGGCGTTGTGCAGTGCTGTGCAGAGCTGAGCTGATCTTGTGAGCGCAAGCTTGTGCACAAGAAGTTGATCGTGCACAAGCTTGCGCACAGCTAAGTTACTGACCGGTAATGTCTCGGAGGGAGGGGTTGAAGATCTTTTTCTGCCCCCTACCGTCTACCATGACCAACTCTCCGGACACCTCGATCTTCTCCACTGCGGCCCATGCTCGATCCCACGTCTGTTGATCGATCCCACGCTTGCTCCGGGACGTGGCCGGCCGGTCCGCGTACCAACGCTCAGCGATGTTCTTGCGGTAGTCGCCCTTGGTCAGCCCCTCCTGGCCGCCCTGCTCCAGCAACGTCTGAAGTAGTTGCCGGGCGACAGGGGCATGCGCGCTCTCCTCCGTGATCAGACGCTCGACCCACGTACCGGGATCGGAGATCCTCACAGCTCCTCCGGGATCTTGAACAACTCCCTCGATCGATGAGCTGTCCGCCGCCTTCTTGTACTCATCGGCAACCAGCACAAGCGAGGTGATCGGGTCCCCGTCTTCATCCACGCCGAGCGTCACGCGCTCAAAGAGAAGATCCATCTTGGGCCTCAACTCAAGATCCTTCTGCTTCTCCGTGATCAACTCCCCGCGCATGCCATCTAGCGCTTTGACCTTCAGCTCCGTGGACTGCGCTCCGTCGATGGCGCTTGATCCGCGGGCATCGCCACCCTTGCGCCCGGTATGGTGCACAGTCAGCACGCACGCTCCAGTGGCTTCTCGAATAGCGCGGACCGCCTCTACGTAGATGCCCATCTCCTTAGCGGAGTTCTCTTCCAGCCCCACCGTAACCCGTGCCTGAGTGTCGATAACAACCATGCCCGGCGTCAACCGGCGGCACGCCTCCACCAGTACCGCCCATGCCGTGAGGTTCGCCGCCTGCACGGGACGCGGCAGAATAAATACTTCATCACCCATCGGCCCGTAGGTCTGCTCCCACGCACTGATCCGCAGTCCGCTGCCACCAGCCCCTTCGGCAACGATCATGACCACTCGTGTCTGGGTGACCTTCAATCCCTGCCACGGCTTGCCAGTCGCCACGTGACCAGCCATGTCCAGCCCCACAAAACTCTTCTTGGATCCCGGCTCACCGATCAACCACGACTCGCTGTCGAAGGTGAGCAACCCCTTGATCAAGGGACGTGGTGCCGGATGCAGCGCGATCTGCGCGGGGGTGAGCATCTCCGCGATCAGTGCATCAACTGCGTCTACGGCAGGGGTCACCACCTCCGCGAGCGACTCCGGCCGGCGTTCCGCCTTCCACGGGTCGAGTGGCGGTCGCCTGCCGTCCAAGACCGGCACGAATTTCTCCACTGTCCACGCGCTGGCCGGATGGCTCTCGTCGTACGCCGTGTGCCCGAGCGCAATGCGGAGCATGACCATCGCCTGCTCCGCGCTCCACATGGTGGGTACGAAGTGGGAGAGGGTGACCGCGGCCCGGTTGCAGCGCTCCTCGATCTGTCCGATCGGCGCCCGCTCCAAGTCGAGCAGAGCAGGCCGGCAGTGCTCCAGCGCCTCCGCGGGGGTGAACAGCCGGGAGCCGCTGGTGGCGCCGTTCAGTTGGGAGGGCGTGGCGAACGGTCCGCGGTCGGTGGGGGTTGCCCTGGCCGCCCGGGCACGCGCGCTGGCGACCCGTGTACGTACGCCCTCGATCGAATCGTCGGTGGTGCCGAACTCCGCGAGCATCTCCAAGTCGGGCGGCTTCACCCACTCATAGGTGCCGAGCCGGCCGAGCGTCTCCGGTGCCTTGCTCCGCTTGACGGTGGGTGCGATGAACGCGAACGCCCGGCCGCTTCCGTCCGGCGCCCCGCTCTGGAGATCGAGGCCGGGCATGAAGCTATTCGTCTCACGCTCGCCGGTGGGGGAAATCAGGTAGTGCCGGCCACCGCTCGGCGTAGTCTGCATCCCGAAGACCCGCGGCCACTGGCCGGCATCACGCATCTGCTGGGCGGACACGTCCCCGTCGCTGCGCGGGTCTTCGTCGATCACGTCCAGGACGTGCCCGCCCACCACGGCGAGTGCGTCTCCAGGTCGCCATCGGTCGAGCCACACGGTGGACGGGACGGTGAGCTGCCATTTGGCCGGAAGGTGGTACTCCCGGCCGATGCACGCGCTGGGGGTTGTGCACTCTTGGCCGCCGGTCACGGGGCACGGCTTGGCAACGAACACGGGTGCGCCCGCGGCGATCAACTGGCGGGCGATGTCCAACGCCTCGCGTTGGGCGGCAGATACTATATCTTGTGTTCCGTTGGTTGGATCATCACCCATTATGGTAATCTCGTCTCGTCTTTTCGTAGGGACAGTGAGACGCGCGCATCCCGCCGATGCGCGCGTTTTGCGTTACGGGTGGCGTCAGGCTACGCCGCTGGTCAAGCGGTCAGATGTGATTCCATGTCCTCCAGCTCCTCCAGCGAGGGGAGCCGCTGGAGGCCCTTCCCGTCGCCGGTGAGCTGGCGGACATATTCCGGCCAACGCCGGCACCCGGCCCGCTGGGCGAGCGCGTACAGCCGCGCCAGTCGCGGGTGGTAGGCGGACTCTAGACCGGCGAGTCCCTTGCGCTGGAGCGCCTGCCTGGCCGCCTCGGCACGGCTCACGCCCATGACGATGCGCAGTGCGTCGAGCCGGTCTCGGTCGACCTCATCGACAGAGATCATGAACTGCTTTTTGGACGACATGTCCTGTTCCTCTCGTATGTCCTCTTTACCGATGCATGCTGCGTAGCCTGCTATCTGCCCACGGTACGCCAGACTAGTCCAGTTGACAACTGGTCGCCCGCCCCGTAGCGTACTAGTTGACATCTGGACTAGCTAACTGGAGCTGACATGGTTAAGATCATCACTACGAAGAACGTCAATCCTGGTGCTCGTGCAGGCGGGTTCCTCCTCCTGGCCGCGGTCCTGCTGGTCCTGACGATCTGGCGGACTGTCGTCTTCACGGACACTGGTCATGTGATCACGGCGTTCGGAGCGTTCGGCTTTTCCGTCCTGTTCAACTACTGCATTCTCAAGATGGTCGGCTACACGGTCGCTTTGATGGCAGAAAAAGTCGCAGACATGATCGACAAGGAAACTTCATCATGATCAAGACATTCATGCGGACGTTGTTTGCCATCGTGTCGCTTCTCTTCGCGATGAATGCGGCCTTCCGGTTCGCGGACGGCCGGACGATCGGTGCAGCGCTCTGCTCTCTGGCCGCGCTCGGCTTCCTCTACTGTGCCGTCACCTACCGTTCCACCTGGAGTGCGCGATGACTGTTGAATGGAAGAGCAACGGGTGGGTGGCGACCGGCGTTCCCTGCTTCGACAAGATCGAGGTGGATGACAAGCGCGCCGTGCTCTATCCGGCGTTCACGTACAGCGAGATCCACGGCAAGATCATGCCGCAGTCGTTTGATGTGGAGCACCTCACCCAGCTACGCGATGCACTGAGTCAAGCTATTACTCACATGACCGTGTGGCCGGCCAATGTTTCGCGCGTGGCGCGCCAGTGGTGGAATGGATCGGGCGACCCACCCAAGCCGGAGGCGTTGGGATTCGAGGTTGTCGACAAGGACGAAGATACTTGGACGCTCGTGTCACACGTTCGTGCAAGGATGGGTGAAAGTACTCAAGCGTGGACACGTCTTGATCAGCCCAGCCTCAACTTCCGTGACGTGTCATGGGAACAACTTCTCCGCTTCGTCCCGTTGACTGAGGTTCTGAAGGGTGACCGGCCATGAGATTGTTCTTCGCATTAGGGAGACGTATCGGCTATCTGAAGCAGGAGAGCGTGTGACATGGTGGGTAGATCAATGACTCCAGAGAACAGGGAGCAGCTTAGGCTGATTCTCCAGGAGTACGCCACCGGAACAATTGACGAATGGATGCGACGGATCGATGATCCCGATCTTCCTGGACTCAATGCTCCGTACGGCATGAAGATCCGGTGGACATCTCCGGTTGATGGCGTTCTCATTGCATCGCTGAGTGAGTCCGGCTATGGCGATGAGTACGGCCGGTACGGCGTGACGGTGACAGTCGAAACGTTGCCCGACCTCCCGCCCGAAGGTCCCGAAACCGACTCGGCATTGGTTCACGAGAATGAAGAGTCACAGTGGTATCCGCGGACCTACGCGGACGTGTGCACGGGAGACACCATTCGGCACACTCCTACCGCCCCGCCGGCCAAGGTGCTCTCCTGCTCGATCGAGGCACGGCACGTCAAGGACGGTGGTACCGGCAAGCACTGGGATGACGCGGCGGTGGAGCACATGCTCACCCGCGTCCGGCTCGACTATCCGGGCAGCGATCCTGAGAAGATCCTGGACATCCCGTCCGCCCTGCCGGTTGAGATCTTGTTGACCGCGGAAGAGTTCCGGGCGATCGAGCTACTGGGCTGGGGCAACCGGCTGTAGCTCAAGCTAGTTGACATCTGGACTAGATAGGGTTAGGCTGTGGACATGACGGAGATCGAGACCACCACCCGCAACGGCCAGCCTGCTATCAAGATCACGTGCACCTGCAAGACCCACGCGGCGGACGCCAACACGGCGGTCGTCACCGGTCCGGCGGCTCCTGCGATCGCGGCCCGCAAGGGTGCCGATCAGGCGGAGCGGATCCACGGTTTCGTCACGATGGCCAACCACCCCGCGAAGATGATGCGGATCGCCAACGAGCGTAACGGCGTCTTCGCAAAATGATCAAACCGGAGATCGTGGATCTTTATTGCTGCCAGGGTGCGGCTAGCTGGGGATACGAGATGGCGGGATGGACGGTACGTGAGGGAATTGACATCACACCGCAGTCACGCTATCCGTATCGCTTTCAGCAGTGGGACGCGATCAACTACCTGAACGCTGTTCTAGAGGGACTGATCCCGCAAGCACAGGCGTATCATGCGGCGCCGCCCTGCCAGGGCCGGACCAATGCGCAAAAGATTCAGGGTCGCGAGCATCCGCGATTGATCGGCCCGACTCGTGATCTCTTGCTCGCTATTGGCGTGCCATACATCATTGAGAACACTCCGCTCATGGCGGGTGCTGAAGACGTGGACCCGATGAAAGATCCGGTGATGCTGTGCGGATCAATGTTTCCGGGACTGCGTACCTACCGGCATCGTGAGTTCGAAAGCAATGTGCCGCTCATCGTTTCTGATCATCGCAAGCATCTTTACCCACAGATCAAGATGGGCCGACCGCTAATTGAAGGCGATTGGTATCAGGCGGTAGGCAACTTTAGCAACGTGCCGTACGTACGTGCCAACATGGGCGTGCCGTGGATGACTCGTGAGGGTATCCGCGAATGCACCCCGCCGGTCTATACCGAGTATTTTGGCCGTCAGTTATTGGAGTACGTGTGATGGCGTTCAAGGTGCGAGGGGTCGATACTCCCAGGTCGCTCAATGCAGGCTGGACACTCGGTTTTCCGCACCTGCGTTCCTATCAGAAGCAGGCCATCAACGATCTTGTGTTGCGGTGGGACACCGGCGCCACCCGCGTTCCGATGGTGCTCGCGACCGGGCTCGGCAAGACGGAGATCTTCACACCGCTCGAAGCATTGTGGGTGACCGGCAATGAGTACGCCGCACCCCTGCATGAAGCCTACGGGCTCGGCCCGCGGGTGCTGGTTATCGCACATACCGATGAGCTGATCGAGCAGGCGGCCAAGAAGGCACGCGAGCGCAACCCGCACCTGTCGGTCGGCATCGTCAAGGCCGGCCTGAACCAGGTACACGCGCAAATCGTGGTCAGCTCCCGGCAGACCCTTACGTCCGAGAAGCGCCGCGTCGCACTCCGCAACGTCGGTCTGATCATCGTGGATGAGGCGCACCATGCACTGCGCTCCAACACGTACGGCAGGATCCTGGAGCACTTCGGCGCGTGGCCGGTAATGGACGAACATGACGAAGAGATCGCGCCGCGCTGCTTCGTGGCCGGCTTCACGGCTACGCTCGCCCGCGGAGACAAAGGCAAGCTCTCCACAGTGTGGGAGGAGTGCACGTTCCGGCGGGACATCCTGTTCGGGATCCGGCATGGCTATCTGCTCGATGTGAACGGCCAGCGCGTGGTGGTCCCGGATCTCAACATGAGCAACGTCAAGACGCAGGGTGGTGACTTCCAGGATGCGAGCATCGCGGAGGAGCTGGAGCGCACGTTCGCACCGCAGATCATCGCGGAGAAGTATGCGGAGACAGCACGCGATTCGGGCACTGGCAATCTCCGCAGCGGCATCGCGTTTTGGCCTCTCGTGGAAACCGCGTATCACGGTGCGGAAGCATTCGAAGCCGCAGGAATTTCGAGTGCGGTTATCCACGGTGGTCTACCGAGGGAAGAACGTAAGCTCATCCTGAAGCGCTTCCGCGCCGGAGACATCGCCGTCATCCACAATTGTATGGTACTGACCGAGGGATTCGATGCGCCGTGGGCCGATGTGGTGGTCATCGCCCGACCCACCCGTAACCCCGTTCTCTATCAGCAGATGGTGGGTCGCGTGCTTCGGCCCGATCTGACTAAGCCGAGCGCAGAGCGCGGCAAGGCGTTGATTCTGGACGTGGTGGGTGCCGGCGCAAACCACGATCTCCGGTCACTGATCGACCTGTCTCCGGAGCGACCGCTCTCCGCGGTGGAGGATGAGGAGCTGTCCCTCCTGGAGATGGAGGATCTCCTTTTTCAAATGGAGGAGAACGTTCAGACCGGCACCATCGTGGACGACATCTCCTATGTGCACGACGGGCCCACGGAGATTGTGGAGTTCGATCCGTTGCATCGGGAGAAGGTCTGGGATCAGACGCCGGGCGGGACCTTCTACATCTCCGCCGGTTCCGCCGCATACGTCTTTCTGCACGAGTCGGCCCCCGCGGAGTGGAGCATCGTGTGGACCACGAAGACCGGACCGCGTAAGGCTGGCCTCGCGCACGACACCGCCCTCCCGTTGGAGGAGGCTCTAGTCCTGGCTGAGGATAGGGCTATGGAGATGGGCGGGATCGGCACAAAGACGCTCACCTCCCGTAAGAGCGCGTGGAGGCGTGAACCTCCGACCGAGGCTCAGCTCCGGATGGCGCACGGCCGCGGGATTGATACAGCCGGTATGAGCAAGGGTGAGGTCAGCAAGGCGATCGACCACACCGTGGCCACTCAGCGAATCGACCCACTTGTGCACACCGTACGTGCGAACCAGGAGAAGGAGGCATGATGACCTATCGGGAACATATCGAGCTACCTGCGTTCACGATCGGTCAGACCACGATCGAGACGAGTCGAGAAGAGTTCGCGGTAGTCGAGGGAAGGGAGGAGGTCGGAGAAGTATACGACGCCTACCTCTCCGACATGTCGGAGGAGACGGTCATCATCGATCCGGACGGCAACGTGATCAGCCCGTACGGTCGAGAGGTGGATCTCATGGAGCTTCTCCGGCCGATCCTCGCGCATGTTCCATTGTCAACGCTTCGACGATACGTGTTCAACCGTGAGACCGGCCAGGAGGCATGATGGATGACTGGGTGAAAGAGCTCAGATGGGCGCTCGGCCAGGCGGCATACGAGCGATGGGTGGAGGCGAACGAAGGGGTTGTCAGCTATAACGGCGAAACTATCGGACTTCCACCGTGGACGAACAGCAAGCATCCGGGAAACGAACTCTCCGACCACGAGAAGGAGATATGGGCACAAGTGGCAATCACGTCCATCTCCGTCTACAAAGCTGCGAATGTCGAGAGTCCCCGGACTATCGCCATCACGGATGACATGATCAATTCGATTCGATCGGCGCGCCTGGTCGGCGCTGATGAGCGCACCTACGTCCTCGGCGTGCTCATGCTGGCCGGCTTCAAGGTGGTCGACGAATGAAACGAGTCGGGCGAATCGGGCGAATCGGAGTTTACTTTGAGCCACGTGACCTTTGGGTAGGCGTGTACGTGGCTTCTAGCTTCATTTACGTCTGTCCACTCCCGTGTCTAGTCTTCAGGTGGTCGACGCATGACTCTCGCTGACCCGTTCGCCACAGCCGCGGAGCTGACACCGTTCCTCTCCACCGACAAGGAGGAGAAGCGGTTTGGCAACGTATACAACGGCAAGTACCACATGCCACTTCTCCCCGGTGAGCAGGGCACGAAGTCGGGTGGCGACTGGGTGCCGTACGGGATGACCAGAACCACCAATCTTGCGGGCGCGTTCGTGGATACGGAGGCGCTCTCGATCTGGGAGCAGGAGCAGGGGTTCATCGGGCTCGCCCTGGACGTGTCGCTGTATGAGGAGGTCTGCCTCCTGGTCCGGCAGGCCATGCGCGATGGCGTGGACTTCCAGCGGTTGCGCGACTTCCCGGAAGTGCGGCGCGCACTGACCGGCACGTGGAAGGAGCGCGGCCCCTCGATCGTGGGTCGCGCGAAACAGCGTGCCGGCGCTAACGACGCGCGGCAGAAGGGCATCAACCGGCATAAGGCGTGGGAGATCCGGGCGAACGGTGGCCCGCTGTTCGGATCACCGGACATGCAGGCGCAGATCATCGATCTGGAGACCCTCCTGGCCGACGCACACCTTGAGCGTCTGGCCGGCTTCAGCGAGCGGGTCATTCGCAACGATGTGGTGCGCTGTGCCGGCCGCTTCGATGACATCCTCGTGGACACGCGGACCGGGGAGATGTTCATCGCGGACCTGAAGACCAAGGCTCGGGAGTTCTTCACCTGGTTGGAGATCGACATTCAGCTTGCCGTCTACGCTCGCGCAGAGTGGATGCTCCAGGAAGTAACCTACGTGCAGGGGCCGGCGTTCATGGTGAACCAGGAGCGCGGCGTGGTGCTGCATATGCCGAGCGACGGAGCCCCGCCCCGGCTCCGAAAGGCCGACCTGGTCCGCGGGTGGAGGAACGCCCAGACCGCCCGTTACATCATGGATGAGCGCAGCTACGGCAAGAGCGTCGAGCGCATGTCCCTGGCCGACTGGACCGGGTAGACCAGTTGACATCCGGACTGGCTTCGGGTAGTGTTCTTCTTGTCGGACGGAGTGGTCATCCGATAACAATTCCATAGGAGGTGATCCCCATGGTTCGTGGCAACGAGTGGGGCTAGGCTCCACATCCTCACGAGACTCCGGAAGAGGCAGTTCTTTAGAACACCTCCGGCTCTGCTCTCAAGAGGCGCTCCGGTACCCGGTACGGGAACGAAAGCCGAAAGGTGAGTAGGTTAGGGCCAGTTCGACTCTGGCACGGAGTGCGAAACGCAAGGGAAGCGCACTACTGAGAACCGAACGACTCGCCAGCGAATTGGAAGGTAAGACAGCGGTAGGCGAATACGCGGCGATCAGGCTGTATGGCTCCTAATTTCGCGGAGTGCGCGTGCCGGTAGGCGGTTGGGCCGGTGTACCACAACTGAATATGGAGTCCCCGCCTTTCGTGGCTTGACTGTCATGGTCACCCCTCTCCGAGAAAAGTTGCCCGTTTGAGCCGGGCCGGGGACACGCAGTCCGTCAATCCTTCTTGCGCCCGTCAGTTGAACGTCGGGCACGATTAGGTGTAGAGCGGACCGGGGCACCGACGATATGGTGCACGGAGTGGTGGCGATTTTCGAGCTGCCCCATGCATCGCTCACTCAAGGTGAGGACGAACATGGGCGAGGGATGCGGAACCCTCGGCCACCACTTCGCCAACAGTCTCACCGTCTCGCAGGAAAGCAGGAACACAGTGACAGACCCGTATGCGGCCGCAGCCGCACAGACGAACGGCTCCGCCGGACCGGCCGCAAAACAGCGTGCGCTCGATCCCAACGCCGATCCGTTCGCCTCGCCCGACTCGATCGGCGGAAGCTCCGGCCCCCGCGGGCCAAAATGGGATGAGATCCTCGACCGACTCGTCGTACTGGAGCCGGTCGAACTGATGAAGGACCAGCCGGTCCCGAACCAGCCGGACCAGAAGCAGGATTTCTATTCCGCAAATCTCACCGTCCTGGACGGCGGCACCATCTCCGTCTTCACGCCGGAACGCGAGCTAAACGGCAAGACGTTCCCGGAGGAGACCAACACCTTCGAACCGCCGTACACGTGGGAGTCGTGGTATGCCTACGGTAGGGCGGTCACGATCAAGCTGGCCGGCCTGGAGAAGTCGGGATTCCCGCTGCTCCTCGGTGTGGTCAAGCGCTGCCCGACCGGTCCTGGCTACCGCAAGGGCCTGACCTGGGTGGATGCCACGAAGGAGTGGAACGCCTACATGGATCAGATCCGTGCCGGCCGCTCCCCGAGCAAGCCGCAATTCTCGTGGGGGATCATCGACCCCACGGCGGAGCAGCGTGCCGCCGCGCTCACGTGGTACCGGGCGCAAGCGACCGCTTCCGCCTGACCCCCTGCCTCCAGCCCCTCCTCCCTGATGGTGTCTTTCAGCTCCACCATCGGGGGCTGAGTGAGGAGGGGCTGGTTACAGGATGTCAGGAGGCAACCGTGAGTGAGCTAGGCGATTCTATCTGTGCGTCACCCATCATCCCGGTCAACGCAACTGTCGGAGATTACGTCGAACTCCGTAAAGAACTGATCGCGTTGCGCAAGTTCCGCGAACAGGTGGAGAGCTTCGGCCCGACCAAAGCAGCCATTCAGCGTGCCGCCGGATGGGAGAACGTCGCACAGTCGTTGGGTCGCAAGTATGCCGCACTGATCAAGGCGTTCAACGTGCTGGCAGATGAAACCGAAGCTGAAGGCTTTCATGCGCCCACTGCGGTAAAGATCAGAAAGGTGCTCGATGAGCACACTCGCTGATCTCCGGCCGGGCGATATCATGTTCGCCCGGCACGTCCGGCCCATCGCCGCGGACCTTCTCATCCTCCTTGGTCAGACAATCCTCGGTCAGCCAGGCTATCCACATCATGTCGCCGTGGTGACGCAAGCCGGCGATTCGGATCCAACTTACTTCGAACCATACGGACCGAGCATCGTGCAAGCTATGCCATCTGGCGCGGAAGAGATCGAGATTGGCCAGAAGCACTGGACGAAAGACTACATCTATCTCCGCCCAGCGTATGGCATCGATGGGTTCGGCAACCAATGGATCGGTGATGCTGTGGCGCACCACGCGCGAAAGTATATCGGAACTCCGTACAGCTTCCTGGACTACGTGGCGTTGACCGGCTGGCACATGCGCATCCGAAACGGACCCATCCACAACTTCGTCACATCCTCAGGTCACATGATCTGCTCGCAGTTGGCCGACCAGGCGATGTCCGATGCCGGCTACCACGTCTTCAACGATGGCCGCCTTCCGCAGGATGTGACTCCATCGTCCCTCTTTCACAAGATGCTCGCCATGCCGGGCACTCAAATCATTCAGCCTTGATCAACAGTTGACAACTGGACTGGTTAGAGTAGACTGATGGCATGACGAAGACGGCAAGCACCATCTGCAAGTGTGGCGTTCAGCTTGGAGATCACTGCCCCAAGTGCAGCGAGTGCGACTGCTCGATCACCACGGGCAAGGTTCACCCGAACAGTGATTGCACCTTCGTCGAGCGGCAGAAGCCGTCATTCCCGTTCTCTCGGCGCTAGGGGCTAACCATGCAGAACTTGACGAAGGCGTACTTCGAGCAGACCACGCAGTACTACAGCGAGTCCGGCGACAAGCTGATCCGTATCGATCAGATGGTTCCGGCGTACGCGGCCAACGCCGCGCGGCGACTCCTGATGGATGCAACGACTTGGCACATCGAAGCTGGTGCGATCACTAGCACGAATGCCGCGTGGTGGATGCTCAACACACCCCTCTTCAACGCTCTCCTCGCGCAGGCGAAGGACTGATCATCATGGCGAAGTTGATGCTCATCGGTGACACGGCAGATGTCGAGTTGACCGTTGATGATGAGGATGGTCAGATCATCGCCACATGCGTGCTGCACTCCCGGCTGTTGGAAGGTTGTGACTGGACCGAGCGGTATGACGATCTTCGCGATGCGAGTGAGTACGCAGCCGATCATGCAGATGGGGGGAGAGCATGACCCAAGGCGAAGGTATCTGGAGCTGATCGTCAAGGCGGCCAGGAGGTCAAACCCTCTGGCCGCTTCTTTTTACCCAGATGGCAGTTGACAACTGGACTGGTTGAAGTAGACTGGAGTTGAGCCACCCGAGCGGATGAGCCGAACCTAGACCGCTACTCGGGTGGACACCAATCTTCGGAGGCGATCATGCAGAACAACGCCAGTGGCCGACGATGGGCACGATTCGGGCTCGGGCTCGGCGCTGTGCTCTCCGTCCTCGGCAACGAGACCCACACCGTGCTGGTCTCTAGTACCGTGAACCTGATCATCCGCGTAGTGCTCGCATTCATCTGGCCGGCCGCACTGTTCGTGGCGGTGGAGGTCTTTGTACGGGTGGCCTGGCGTGAGCAGATGATCGATTGGTTTGGCCGGATCATCCTTCTCGGCCCGGTCTCTGCTGTGGCGGCCGTAGTCAGTTACCAGCACATCCACGCACTGATGATCCTCGGTGGCGAAGATGACTTCTCCGCGCTGATCGGCCCACTGGCGATCGATGGTCTGATGCTCGGCTCCACAGTCGCGCTGCTCGCGATCCGGGCGGCCGCAATTGAGCCTGTCGAGCAGGAGTTGGATGCCATCGATCGCGACTGGAGCACGACGGAACTGGTGCCCGTCTCTCCCGCTCCGATCGGTACCACAATCCACGACACGACCGAAAAGCACACTCGTCGTCCGCGCGGCACTGTTGATCCTCATCAGGTGGTAGCGGTTAGAATGCTCATCAATGGCGCAGACAAGAGCGCCATTGTTCAGGAGTCCGCCATCTCTCCCGCCACGTATGGCCGGTTGAGCAAGGTGTACCGGACGCTCCGCGACAATCCAAACGCAGTGATCGATGCGGCGACCGAGAAGGTTCGCCCTGAGTTGATCGACATGATGCGTGAGTCTGCCAGGTTGGAGAGCGTGCGATGAGATACCTCTCACCGGAGTGGAAAGACGCGGTGTGGAAGAACTTTGAGGAAATACAGATTGCGGGCGACGAGTCCGACTGTGGCGGACAGTCGATCGACTATCCGCCGTGTGGTGGCTGTGCTCGCTGCATGCGGATGCAGTTCGGTTACTACATGATGAAAGAAGAGGAACGTGCTCGCGTGTTCCTTCGTGCCGGATTCGATGTCGCTCCGCCGATTGTCACGCTTGACTACTGGCCCGGCTTCTCTGCCGGTCACGACTCGTACAACTGCCGGATGAGTGGCGAGCGTGAGGCGTGGTTCTTCCCGTGGGAGAAGGTCCCACGATGAAGCTTAGTCGGATGGAGCACATCGAGCTACATGGCGAGTATCCGTGGTTGCCGGGCGGACGGATCGTGCGCTTCCTGGTCGGCCGGCCCATGGATAACCTGATGCGCACCAACGCCACGTTCTGGCGGGACGCGTCGAGTGGATACCCGTCGCGATGGTTGCGACTGGCCGGCTGGAAACGCTCCGTCATCCGGATCTCCGGAGTATACGGAGTGCTCCTGCTCCTGGTTCTCCTGGCAGCCTGGTTCTCCGGAGCACACACGCTCTTCGTGCTCCTCCTGGCCGCCCATCTCCTGCCGGTCGGAAGTCTCCTGTTTCGGCGGCACATCCGGGAGCACGGTCTCAGTCTCCCCGTGATCCGTAAGGAACAGCGCGAAGAGTCGGAGGGGGAGATCCGGGAGGAGGAGCGATTGACGGAGGAGACTCCCTACGTGCTCCGGCTTCGATGGGAGCGCGTAGTGGTCGGCCGCCGGGCGTGGGAGCAGGAGACAGTGATCCCCCTCGCGCGCGCGCTGGCACCCCTGCTCCAGGTGGAACGGCGGCCAGAGGAGGCACGCTCATGGATCACGGTGCCGTACGACTACATGGAGCCCAGTGCCGGCCCGGTGGAGATCCTCCTACCGGGCAGCTTCTCCGGAGCAGACGAGAAGGGCAAGGCGCGGATCGAGCGCGCGGTAGCGGCGAAGCTCGGCATGCTGGAGACGGTGGCCGCGTGGCAGCTCTCCGGTAATGCGCCGCGCCTGCTCATCTCCGCTCCGCCTGCTCCTCCCAAGAGCATCACGTATGGAGAAGTGGAGCGCCTCCTGTACGCCACCATGGAGTACCGGCCGTTCCTCGGGATGGTGGCAGGCGGAGAACTCCTGGCAGCGGAGATGGTGGCGGACTCTCCGCACATCGCGCTCTCCGCGGGTAGCGGAGCAGGCAAGTCGATGATGATGAAGGTAATCATCATGCAGGCTCTCCACTGGGGGTGGACGGTGATCGTCCTGGACTGGAAGGCGGCCAGTCACTCGTGGGCCAAGGGGTTGCCCGGCGTCCGCTACCTCACTACGGAGCAGGCCATTCATGACTGCGGAGTGGAGATCGGGGAGGAGATCGACCGCCGGAAGCAGGCGATGGGGCCAGACAACGAGTTGCCCGCGGGCGCGCCGAAGGTGCTGGTGGTGCGCGAGGAATGGAACATGACCTCCACCCTGCTCATGGAGTATTGGATGGATCTCCGTGCTACGGCAGAACCGGAGGAACGCCGAACGATGTCGATGCGTTCGCCCGCTTTGATCGGATTTCAGAAGCTCGATTTTGCGGGCCGACAGTTTGGAATGTTCGATCTCCTGGCCGCTCAGCGCATGTCCAATCGCGTGTTCAATGGTAACGCGGATATGCGCGAGAATTTCATGATCCGATTGTTGGCGCGCTATACCGCGCAGACCTGGAAAATGCTGGTCAGCGAGATCAAGTTCATGCGTAAGCCCAAGGAATTGGGACGCTGGGTAGTGGTGGCCGGTGATGAGGCGACCATTGTCCAGGGCATTCTGACCAGCGATTCGGAAGCGCGTGAGTTCGCCCTGGCCGGTACCCCCAATCCGGCCAGTCCATGGATGGTCGCCCAGCGGCCTAACGTGACCTACACGCAGGGAGATCTGTTGGGCAACCGCCTAACTGCGCCCAACGCAGATAGTCCAACATTGGACTATCTTGAAGGGGAGGAAATACCCCTCCGGTTGGCGAAGCTGAGCGATCTCGCGACCAGCCTGGAGCCACT